GCACAGGAAAATTAATTGTCATGTCATGAACATGAGCAGCCTTATTTAATTTTACTTTAGACGTTGAGCCATCTTTAAGATCTAAAACACCAGCAGTTGCAGGACCAGATACATGCACTCCGTACACTCTAGTTCTACCAGTCTGAACAGTTTTAGTCTCTGTAGTTACGTTAGTCGCTACTCCATCTTGTGATGATCCAAATGTTGTCATTTTTTCTCCTTAAAATTTTATGTGGGCCCTAAGGCCCACACTAATTATTTATTACGCGTCTGCGAATGGTGTTTCAATTGTACTTGAACCGATCATTAAAGAATCATGAACAAGATAAGCGTTAGCGTCGATAGCAGTGACTTTAACCACTGAACCAACAGCACCACCTTTTGTAGTACCATTAAACGTCATAACATCGTTTGATGAACCATTAGGTACAAATGCTTTTTTAGCTCCATCGTTAACACCAATTAAAATAGCACCTGTGAATAAATCACCTGCACCTGTTGTTTTGATATCAACATCAGTAGCTGCTGTTTCAAAAAAGAAATAGAAACTTGCACCAATGTTATTTAAGTTGTTTGGATCGCTACCTGGACCTGATGAAACAGAATCTGCAGTTGTGTTGATAGCAGGTAAAGTAAATTTACCGTCAGCATCATTTAAAAGCAGAATTCTACCAGCATGTTCTTGCACAGTTAAATTTGTGTCTGCAGATAGTGATTTAGTCATTCCTGGTCCTATGTTGATAAAACCGTTTTTCGATCTTACCGGACCATCAAATGTAGTATTTGCCATAGTTGTATCCTCCTAATTACGTTCATGTGGTCTTTAGGCCGTCGACTATACGCGTCCACATAAACTTATATGTATAGTGATTATTTTATATACTAGTTTTGATTAGAGCGCAAGAGAGCCTGTAATGTGGATTGAATTTTTCCAACGATGTAGCTTTTTATTAAGTAGCTACTGAAACTTGAGGAGCGGCAGCGTCTATTTTATTTTGCATTTCAGCTTTTTTAGCTTCTGCAAGTTTGATATGGCTAATTACTTCTCTGACTTTTCTGTCAATTTTAACCATGTCGAGAGTATATCTACCCTCTTTAAGATGCTCTTGCTCCCACTGAAGATCTAGACCCTTCTTCTTTGTGTAAAGGTCGTTTAAGTG